ATGATGACAACGATGTCGTGGAAGAAGCTCACGATCCTAAAAATGCTGAGGCTCAGTCTGTAGCATCTGTTGATAAAGCAGGTGAAGCTACAGGTAAAGCGCCAACGCGTAAAGGTGATCAAACAAAACAAGATCCAATGATCAAAACTAAAGCAGGACTAATTACTGCTATGGTTGGAAAAATGCAAAAAATGGGCAAGACTGATTTACAGGCAATGTACCATAAAGACGACTTTGATGTAGAGAATTTTGAAGGTGAAGCAATTGCTGAATCTCCAGAGCTCGATTATCAAGTTGATTTTTCCGAAGATCTAAACGCACTCGTCGAATCAGAGGCAACTCTGTCAGATGAATTCAAGGCAAAAGCAGAGACAATCTTTGAAGCAGCTATCAAGTCTAAGCTATCTGAAGAGATCGATCGCCTTGAAGAGAAGTACAACGAAGAGTTGGCAGAAGAAGTAGAATCTACTAAAGCTGACCTAGTTGAAAAAGTCGACAATTATCTTAACTACGTAGTTGAGAGCTGGATGGAAGAGAATAAGCTTGCAGTCCAGTCAGGCCTAAGAACAGAAATTGCTGAGAACTTCATGTCAAGTCTGAAAGATTTGTTTGAAGAGTCTTACATTGAAGTTCCGGAAGCTAAGGTTGACTTAGTTGACGAAATGGCAGATCAAGTATCAGAACTCGAAGAGTCACTAAATGATACAACTGCTAAAAACATTGAGATGATGGGAGTACTCGAAGAGCTAATGCGGGAAAAAATTATCCGTGAAGCATCTGAAGGTCTTGCAGAAACTCAAGTTGAAAAACTAAAGTCACTGGTAAGTGATATCGATTTTGATTCAGAAGAAACTTTCGCTGAGAAAGTAGAGACTGTTAAAGAATCATACTTTACCAAAAAAGTTACTGAAACAGCTTCTATCGAAGAAGATGTGTCGGATGACGATGGTGTTCAAGTAGCATCGGGTTCTATGGCTCAGTATCTCACAGCAATCCAAAAAACAAATAAATAATTTGGGAGTCCAAAAAAAATGCAAACCGTATCATACGATCGACTGATCGAAAAATGGGCACCGGTACTGAACGAAGAGTCTGCCGGCACTATTAAAGATCATCACCGGAAAGCAGTTACTGCTGCTATTCTAGAAAACCAAGAGCGTGCATTCGCAGAAGAAGCGGCCCAAGGCCAATTCATGACAGAAGCAGCTCCAACAAACAACACAGGCAATGCTGCTAACTGGAATCCAGTTCTTATTGCCCTTGTCCGCCGTGCAATGCCAAACCTTATGGCATATGACATGTGTGGAGTCCAGCCAATGTCCGGACCAACAGGCTTGATCTTCGCAATGAAGTCAACCTTTGAAAAGACAAAAGCAGGTGTATCAGACGGTGCAGAAGCACTCTTCAACGAAGCACCAATTGGCTTCTCCGGAGATTCTGCAACAACTGCAAACGGTTCATCTTCAGGTCTGGCTGATTCTTCAGCTTCCACACCAGGATCAATTGATGATGAGCGTACTGATCCTCTAGCAGCTAATGATCCATACTCAACAGCCGAAGCTGAAGCTTTGGGTGACGGTGTTGGTGAGAGCTTTGCTGAAATGGGTTTCACCATCGAAAAAGCAACTGTGACTGCCAAGTCACGGGCACTGAAAGCAGAATATAGCTTGGAACTTGCTCAGGATCTTAAAGCCATTCATGGCCTCGATGCTGAAACAGAACTGGCTAACATTCTGTCAACTGAGATCATGGCTGAAATTAACCGTGAAGTTATTCGCACAGTTAACTCACAAGCTAAGACAGGTGCACTAACTTCTAACACAGCAATTAACGGTATCTTCAACCTCTCAACAGATGCAGACGGTCGTTGGTCAGTGGAGAAATTCAAAGGCCTGATCGTACAAATCGAGCGTGAAGCTAACACAATTGCTAAAGAAACACGTCGGGGTAAAGGTAACTTTATGATCTGTTCATCAGATGTTGCTTCTGCTCTTTCAGCTTCTGGCATGCTTGACTATACTCCAGCAATGTCAACCAACTTGCAAGTAGATGATACTGGCAATACTTTTGCTGGTGTTATGAATGGTCGCACACGGGTCTACATTGATCCATATGCAACTCAGGACTATGTCAATGTTGGTTATAAGGGAACTAACCCTTATGATGCAGGTATCTTCTATTGCCCATACGTACCACTAACAATGGTCCGTGCAGTAGGTGAGCAAAGCTTCCAGCCAAAAATTGGATTTAAGACCCGCTACGGCATGGTCTCTAACCCATTCGTTGGTGCTGCAAGTGGTCGTGATGGTCTGGCAACTGCTAAGACTAACCAATACTACCGGATCTTCCGCGTAGACAATATTCTTGCATAAAGAATAAAAAAATAGAATACAGACTGGACCGGCGAAAGCCGGTCCTTTTTTATGGGTATCCTCCCTCTCCAAACCACAGTTTATTATACCATAGTTTGTTGAGTTTGTAAAGGAAAAAACATATAAATAAGAGTATGGCAACACTAACTGAAAATTTTAATTACCTACAACCGACTAGCTTTAAGCTGGTTATTGATAGACGTAACTTTCCTAACCTTGAATTCTTTTGTCAAAATATTACACATCCCGGAATGATATTTAATCCAGTTGAACTTCCATATTCTCGAATTGCAGGTGTACCACTTCCGGGTGATGCACTTACTTTTAACGAGCTAGCATGTAATATTATATTGGATGAAGATCTTAAAGGCTATGATGAGATGTATCAATGGATTCGTAGATTACTTGAAACACCAATGACAAAGCGTACAGCATTTCAAGCATCTGCTGGTCAACCTGGGACTTATGCTGATATTACTTTATCTATTTTATCGAGTCATAATAATCAAACAAAACGAGTAAGGTACGTTGATTGTGTACCTACCTCATTAGGTGACATTGCATTTGAATCAACCGCAAGTGGAAACGAATTTATTACCTTTGCCGCATCATTTAGATTTAACTATTTTGAATTAACTAAGTAAGGACCCACTATGGCGGAAACAAAAGCAAGAAAAATAGCAGGTTTAATAGATAATACCGGTGATGTAAAAACACTTCATTTAGATAATGTTCCCAATGCAGTCGGTATTGTTGGAACTCAGGTATACAGTTCACCAAGTTCGCTTCCTACTACTGGCTTAAGTTCAGGTGATCAGGCATTTGTAACTAGTAACCAAAGACTATATATTACAAACGGTGCAGGCTGGTATAATGTTGCAGCTATCAATGCTACACCAAGATTTACAACAAGTCCTAATGCAACTTATGATTTATCTAATGATCTATCAGCAACAGTCATTACAATGGTTGCTCAAGATAGTGACGGACAGTCTGTAACATATTCTGCTACAGATAGTGGCATGGCTGGAATTGCAACTGTGAGCAATGATAGTGGAGTATTTACTATAACTCCACTTACAGATAGTGCTGGTGGTACTGTTGGTACATTTACATTGACATTCACAGCTACAGACGGTATTGGTATTGCAAGTGTATTGTCTACATTTACATTATCATTTGGTCCTGATTGGAGTTCTACTCCTACTTTAACTGCAGTTACAGCTTCTGATGGTGCATCAGGTGATTATTTTGGCGAATCAATGGATATAAGTGGTGATGGAGCATACGCAATTATTAGCGCGTCTGCTAATGATGATACTGCATCTGCAAGTGGTTCTGCTTATGTTTATACTGTAGACGGATCATCTGCTTTTGCACAACAAGCAAAATTAAATTCCAGTGATCCTACAGGAAATGTTTACTTTGGCGATACGTGTAAATTAAATACTGATGGTACTTATGCTATTATCGGCGCAAGGGGAGAAACTAATGCATCTGGTACAGCAGTAGGTGCAGCATATATCTTTACAAGATCGGGTACAAGTTGGTCACAACAAGCAAAAATTTCACCAACTTCAGCTCTTGATAATGGTGATCACTTTGGTAGACCTTGTGCAATAAGCGGTGATGGAACATACGCTGCGATATCTGCAACAAATTATAGTCACACTGCTTATCAAACTGGAAGGGTGTACATATACACAAGATCGGGTACAAGTTGGTCACAACAAGCAGCTATTGAATCTCCTACTGTAGGAACATCTGCACATCAAAATTTTGGACAGGCAATTGCTATAAACTCTGATGGAACTTATCTTGTAGCTAGTACATTATACACTAGCAAAGCATGGGTTTTTACACGGTCAGGTACAAGTTGGAGCCAACAAGACGAATTAGACTATAGCGATGCATACAATACTTATGATAGGTTTGGTGGAGCTAACCACGCCATTGCACTTAGTGGAAATAACTATTGTATAGTTGGTGCGCATGATGAAGATGGTGGTGCTGGTGATGGAACAACAGATAAGGGTGCTGCTTATGTCTTTACAAGATCCGGATCAACTTGGTCCCAACAAGCAAAACTAGTTGCCAGTGATGGAGCCGCCGGAGCTAAATTTGGATATTCTGTTGACTTTAATAGCGATGCTACTTTAGCAGCAGTCGGTGCGCGCTCGGCAACAATCAATGGCGCATCGGGTGCTGGTGCGATATATGTTTTCTCTAGAGATGGAACAACTTGGACACAAGTTGCAAAACTAGATCGCGGATCAAATGCTGGTGTTAATAATAAAACAGGACAAACATGCGCTATAGCGCCAAATGGCAATTTCGTAATTTCTTCTGTACCATATGTGACTAATGGAACCACATATGTTTGGGATGTATAAAGCTGATAATTAAACAAGGAATAAAAATAAATGAGTAGAGTACGAGACATAACGAAATTCTTAGAAGAAACACGTAAGACTAATACTAGTTTAAAAGCGTTACGTCCTTCTACTACTTCTACTATTGATTCAGCTGCAGTTCTTGTAATGAAGAATGCATCTGGAATGTCAGTGTTTTCTACACTTGATTCATTACCGGTAACAAGTTTAACTACTGGCCAACAAGCATATGTAACTGAAAACTCAAGAATATACGTTTCAAATGGTAATGGTTGGTATAACGTAGCAGTAGTTAATGCAACTCCATCTTTATCTCTTAGTGCATCAGGAACAATTGCTTTAACTGCTGGATCAGCTACAACTATTACAATGACAGCTACAGATTCAGATAATGATGATGCTAGTCTAGTTTTATCGCTTGAATCTGGTGGTGATCTATTTAAATTTGCTACAGTATCACAAGATTCTTCGGTTGTAACTATTACTCCACGAACTGAAGATTCTGCCACTACACTAGGATCAGATGGATCTGCTACTTTGACATTCAAGGCGAGTGACGGTATTAATCAAGCTACTGTACAGAACACGTTTACACTATCATTTGGTCCTGATTGGTCTGCTACTCCTACTGAAACTATAGTAACAGCATCAGTTGCAGCTACAAATTCTAATTTTGGTAGAACCAATGCAATAAGTGCAGACGGTACTATGCTAATTGTGGGCGCACCAAACTATGACACAGGTTTAAGTAATCAAGGTGCTTGGTATTATTTTACAAGATCTGGCTCTACTTGGACACAGCAACAGTTTATTACCACTTTTACTGGCATAGCGGCGCAAAATCATTTTAGTGATAGCCTTGACATGTCTTCTGACGGTACATATGCCGCTGTCGGCGCTTGGTATAATGGAGGTGTAGGTAAAATTATCGTTTATACTAGATCTGGTAACACTTGGACACAACAAGCAATTTTAAGTGCCAGTGATAATAACTCAAGTGGAAATTTTGGCAGAAGCGTTAAAATAAATTCCAATGGGAATTATATAGTTTCAGGTGATACAACTATACCAAGTACTCATTATGGTACTGCTTATATTTTTGCAAGAAGTGGTTCTACGTGGTCTGAGCAAGCAAAAATTACACACCCAGGTTCTAGTTCTAATTATGATATGTTTGGCTCTCCTGGTGAAATCAATTCAGATGGTACACAAGCTCTATTCGGTTGTCAATATGAAGATGACAATGGTACTAATTCTGGTGCAGTATATGCCTACTCAAGATCCGGATCTACTTGGACATACAATCAAAAATTAATTGCATCTGATGCAGCCGCTCAGTCAAGTTTTGGTTATTCAATATCAATGGATGATGCTGGTGACTATGTAGTTATTAGCGCGCATAACCAAGATACAGCCGGTTCAAATGCTGGTGCTGTATATGTGTTTACACGATCAGGAAACACATGGACACAACAACAAAGAATAGGTATGCCAGGACTCGCAACTGGTAGTCCAAACTTTGGCACATTTGTGAATATGAATTCAACTGGAACATTTATGACAGTAAGTGCACCGTTTTACGATGGTAACTCAGGTGCTGTAGGTAACTCTGGTATTGTTTATCTTTACGAAAGAAGTGGTTCTACATGGTCGTTGACATACACATTTGAAGATTCACCATTAGAAGCTAGTTCAAGTTATGGTTATGGTGATAATTCAGTAAGCAGTAATGGTTCATATGTAGTTGTACCCCGGAACACAGTGAATACAAACACAGGTGAATTACATATATACGACGCTTAATACATCCATGAAGCATAAAGGATAAAAAAAA